AGAATCAGACACAGCAGAAACAGTTACAGATGCCCAAACTTTAGCCAACCCTTGTTGTAAGTTCGTTGTGGTAGAACCACCCTCTCCTGTAACAACAATGCTACCTGCTGAAGTTGTACCTGTTAAGGTGTTTGTCTTTAAGGTACTCATGCTAGGTCTCCAAATGCTGCTGTATAAAGTTCATCCACATCTAAATAACTTGAATTAAATGTTGCACCAAATCTACAAAAACCCGTTTCTACTTGGTCAATAGCAGAATATCTATTTAAATTACCTTCACCACCAGTTGTCTCATTAACAGACTCTTGAAGACTATAATTTAGATTTGCAAAATCGTTTGTATAATCAAATCTATATGTGCCAGTTGCAATATCTGTTGCTGATGATGTATTGAAACTATCTCTTATGGCTATAGTTCCAGTACCATCTAGGTTACCCCAATGTTTACATAAACTCTGAACAGTATTTTGTGTAACACTTGTGCCACCATCAGATTCATACACAGATGTATTTTTAATCCTTATGTCTGTTCCTAGTGAACCACCAGTCTTTCTTATCGTATCTACAAATATTTCACTCACGATGTTACCAACCTTCCACCACTTTCAACTGTGAGAGTTACACCTGATGCAACTGTTAGTGGACCTGTCACTTGTGCGTTCTCTGTGGCAAGTATTGTTGTATTAGATGTTAAACTTTGTGCATTGGTTCTGAAAATACCACCAGATTTAAAATTACCTTTGTTTTCATCTGCTGGTGTAATTGTTCCAAAGGTTCTGCCAAAGAACATAACAAAAATATTATTACCAGAGTTATTACTTGGTGCGGCTGTAAATGTTAAAGTTGTTCCATCTGGCACTGTATATGCTCCAGTTGGTTCTTGAACCACACCATCTACAGATACAACAATATCTTGTTCTGAACTTACAGTTTGATTTAATGTGAAAGTTGTTGTGCTGCCATCGCCACTAAACTCTTGTCTTGTTGGTAAGCTCTCAAAAGCTGGTGATATTTTGTTACCAATAAAAGGCATAATTTATTCCTATTCACTAATTGTGTCTACAACTGACACCCATACATCAGCAGAGCTTGCTGTATTACTCTTAACCTTTAAAGCATCTCCGCTTTCCATGACAATCTTAGCACCGCCATCAAGAACTTGTAGACTTGATCCAGCAGGTATTGGAGCGTCTTTTACAATATGTATATCATTACCACCACTAGTTATATACACTTCAACTGTTATTTGTGAGGTTAAAACATTGGCTACTGTTATGCCAACTAAAGCATCATCTGAGTTTGCTGTCCTGAGTGTAACTGCACTAGTGCCAACTGCGTTTGCTACATTTCGTTCAAAGTCTTGTGCCATTCTTTACTCCTATAACGCTATAGCCATTGCTACGGCAAAACCTTTTGATGCACTACCAGAGGTTATTCCTAAATTAGCTGGTGTAATCTTTTTCATTGTACCACCATCATCTACTAAAACAAAGTCTGCATCACTACTTGATGTTGTGGTTGTTGGTGTATCTGAGTTACCTGTTGTTAATACTGTTCCAGTGGCATCTGGTAATGTGATTGTTTTTGATGATGATGGGGTTGTAATTGCAAGTGATAAATTAACATCAGAGCCACCAGCATTCTGCCAAGTTAAAGGTTGACCCTGTCTTATTTGAACAGCACTACTTGTAATGTCAAACACATCTGTTATAGTTCCAGCTTTTGAAACCATACATCGTATTCTTCCATCTTCAGTTCCATCACTAACATCATCTGTTAATAATTTTATATTTGCATACTCTACAACTTGACTTGCATCATTTTCAGCCTTATAGACTATACTTCCCTCTGTGCCAAAATCAGCAACATCACTAGGGTCATCTGATATTAAATTTAAAACTGGACCACTATCTGCTGTAGATGTAATTGTTGCATTACCAGTAATTGTTGCACCATCAGATGTGGTTTTAATTTTTTCTGTTCCATAATGATTTAATTGAACTTCTCCAGTTGACCCATCACAATTAATATAAATAGCTGTACCACCACTACCATCATCAGTTCTAATTTGAATATCTCTGTCATTTGCATCATTTGTTATTTGAGTATCGCCAGTAGAGTTTATCATTTGAAAAGCACTACCAGTATGAGTTATGTAACCATCACTATCAGTGCCAAATTTTAACAAATCTAAATCAGGAAACAAAACATTACCGTCAGAATTAGCTGTTACTGCTTTACTTGCTTGTACTGTTCCAAGTGTTGTTACATCAACATAGTTAAGTTCTGTAGTTGTTGCAGTTACACCATCTAGTTTGTTTATTTCTGTTGCAGTAGATGTTACAGCTACATCTTCGTTTATCTTTGGAGATGTTAATGTTTTGTTTGTTAGTGTATCTGTAGTGGCTCTACCCACAATAACATCTGTGGTGGCAGGCAAGGTTAATGTTGTATTACCTGCAAAGTCAGAGTGGGCAGGTGCTTTTAGTGCAGCATAATGAGCATTAGAAGCCTCACAATACATTCTTAATTCTGATTGTGCACCAGTGTTTTTAAGCTCAATAACGCCACCCTCTACTGTAAGGTCATCTCCTACAGATAAATCTGCACCTAATGTTGCATTACCACTTCCATCCAAAAACACAGCCTTAGACGCAGGCAATGTACAAAATATAGTTTTAGTTCCCGCACTAAAGTTTACTGCATTATCACTATTAGAACTGCTAATAACTGTGGTTCTAGCTATAGTGCTAGAGTCACTACTTAATGTGCCTAAACCGACTTCAAACTCTGCCGTGCCTGGTAATGTTACTGCATAGTATGTTGTGTTAGAATTACCAACTCCAGTGCCAAAAGTTTCAAAACCAGTTACTGCACCAGCTAAAGTAAGTGTACCAGTGCCAGTTGTAGTGGTAGTTTCTTTTACTCTATCGTTTAATACTAATGCCATTATTTAAGCTCTATCGTTAAGTTGTTTGCATTTATTCTAAATATATCACCACTTGCTATTGCCTTACTTGCGTCTAATGCTCCAATAAATAAAACATTACCACCAGACCCCACAACATCTAAACTAGCAGTTGCGTGAGTTGCTACAAAGACATGAGTGATTGTATTGTTAGTCCCACCAGAGGCTGCAAATTCTATGTTAGCGGCATTTTTTATTGTCTGTGTATCTGCTGATTCAGCAGTTAATGTCCAGTTAGAAGCAGTAACCTGCACTCTTGCATAATTTGTAAACGTAGCTTCTGTTATTGTTGGGTCACCAGACTCTCCAGTTGAGTCATTAAAATTAGATACTGCCGTTGCTAGTCCAACATAAATGCTATCACCTGGTGAACTAAACGATGCGGCATTGTTTTTAAAAATAAAACTTAAAAGTCTATTTTCTAAAAAGGTGGTTGCTGCATTTGCTGTTGCCATTTTCTACTCCTATGTTCTCGGTCTCGATGGTAGACCAACTCTATATCCATCTGTGTTTTCTCTTGCTTCACCTAAATCTTTTAGTCTTTCTAAATATTGTGCATACAGTCCATTATAATTTTGCAACACATCTGGCTCTCCTTTCATAAAACTATATGCCTCTACAAGAGAACCATAGAGTAATGCAAAAGGTGCATTTGTGCTTAACCAAGTTGTACCACCATCTGCACCTGCGGTCAAACTCGTAGGTCTATAGAAATAGTGCAATTCGATTGTATATGCACTATTTGGTGTGGGTGCTAATATAAAATTGTTTTCATCAAATCTGGCGTAATATTTAGGTAATCCAGTTGTTGAAGCAGCGGGTGTATATTCTCTTAAAAAGTTTACATCCTTTTGCAGAAGAAAACTTTCTGATCCAGACGTTGTAATCTGTAATGAAAATGATGCCAAATAATCTGAAGGCACTGTTAAAAATTGATCTGAAGAGGTTAGTGTGCTCGTTACATTTTTTCTAAAATAATCAAAGTCTACACTTTTTAATATTTTTTCTTCTGCTGCTTTTACAAAATTAGGAATGTTATTTACAAATGTGGTCTCACTGTTATCTGTGTAGTCTTGTATTGCTGTAGTTAATGTTGCTTTTGTAAAACTCATTTATGTCCCCAATGTTACAGGCCCAGCAGTAGCAGAACCTCCACCACCCTTTGTATTTCCTATTGTAGCAGTTCCACTACTCGCAGTAAATGTATAAGTATCGTCAGTAACTTTTGTGATAGAATAACCAGATGAACTATTTAAAACAGTAGCAGTGAATCCATCAAAACCTATGGCATCTCTAAAACGAACTGTGTCACTCGTTGATCTACCATGTGATGGTTCTATAACTGTTATAACAGCACTGCCAGAACTACCAGATAAAAAAGGATTTAATCCAAGAATGTTTTCTACCGTTACTTCAGTTCTACTATCTGGTCTTGGTTCATATAATGCTGTTGGATCTGGACCTGGATAGTTTGGTTCTAACTGTGGGTGTTTTGGCTCATATTCATCTGGACCGACCTTCAAACCATTCCATTCTTTTCTCATTTCACGCAAACGATAGCGAAATCCAGACCGATCTGAATATCCGTATGCTTTTTTACCACTTGCATACCTAGCCATTAGTACCTCAAATATGATATATTCGGTGTTAATTTAAGTGGTGTGCTATTTGCATCCTCTGCCGCGGCTCTTTGAAACTCTTCTTCATACACAGCTTTTAGTATTTGTATTCTATCTGGTGCTTTTTTCATTGATATATAATAAGCAAGTCCAGCCGCCATACATGGTAAAAACCTAAAAGGTGCATCGGTTGTGTTAACTAAGGCATCTGCATCTTGTATTCTTCTTACATAGTAATACACAAGAGTATAAGATGTATCTGGTGTTGACCACAATGTAATCGTGGGAGTTGTTTGTCTATCAAAGAAATACTGACTTGGTTGTCCAGTATTACCTTTGTTAGGTATTCTTAAATACTCACCACGACTCATTTGCGTTAGAGTAAAATCAACGCTACTACTGTTTCTTAAAACAACTTCTAATAGATCTACAAACTCACTGTCTAATGTATATGTAGCTGTGCCAGATGTTACTGCCTTTGTTTCTTGTGTTACAGTCCATAAATTAAGACCTCTGTTTGCCCAATCAGCAAACATAAGATTTAAAGAGCGTCTAGCTGTTTTGGCATCATAGCCAGTTCTCATCTCTAAGCCACATCTCTCATAGGCTTCTTCGATAAGTTCTCCTACATCTAAATCAAAATCTCTTGAGTTTGAAGTTGCCATTAGGCTTTACCACCTCTTCTCAATTTTTTAATGCCAGAATCGCCTTTTATACTAATGTTTTTTCTACCAGTACCTGCTTTACCAATACCTTTTTTTGGTTTGATAGGTGCTATTTTTACAGTTTTACCTTTTTTAGCCATCATTGGCTTTCTCATGGTTCCACCACCCATTAGTTTTTTGATACCAGAGTCAGCTTTTAGACTGATACCTTTTTTACCTTTACCTTTTTTGAGCTCCATTTTTTGTCGTGGTGTTAAACCACTCATTCTTTTTTTAGCAGGCATTATTTTCTCCTTTTTCTAGTTAATGATTTCACTCTTCTTGGTTTACCAGCAGGTTGCCCTAACCGATTCTTTTGATTTATTCTACTTCTTTTTTCTTTAGCTGTCATCTCCTTAGTAGTCTTTGGAGTTTTAGAACTAATTCTTTTACTTGGTCTACAATACGGAGTGCTACGTTTTTCACCTTTTTGACGACCACATGGTTTGCCAGTCTTGACATCTTTCCAATCTTCTTTAAACCACCTTTTAAGTGCTAGACCCTTTTTTGTCTTTCGAACTGCCATTACGAATACTTCGTTTTCTTTCTTCTGTTAGACATTATGGCTCCACAACCTCTAGCTATGTTTTTGTTACTTGACTTACGTTTAGTCATCCTAACAACTTTGCCTTCTTTGGCTTTCATTGATTGCTCTCTGTCCACCTTTTTGATTGCAGCCATGAGACCACCTTCGGCTTTCTTCTTCTTTTTCCCACCAGTTCCATAGTTGGCTGCACCAACTTTTCTACATTTAGCAATAGCACCTGAGGCATATGCTGATGGAAAAACCTTATATCTGGCTTTTACTTTATGGTAACATGCGTCTTTAGGCATAATATCTTCCTTTCTTTAATTTCCAACAATTGCAAAAAAACTCTTTTTTCTTGCATTTGTGGCATACTTTAACTGGCTCACCCCTTACGACCTCTCCTTTTTTTAGAGGCACAATGTGCTCTTTCAGAAAACCCTTTAGGTCGTTTACAATTGATCCGTCTCTTCCTTGCACTACTCCACTTTGAGGAGCGTTTTCCAGGAGACTTTGCGATCTGTTTTGACATTGATCTCCGCGAGATTGCCATCCTCACCCTTTCTTTTCATAAAATCTGCCCACAATACTGTTATCATTTCATTGTTTTCTTTGACTTTTATTTCAGTAATTGCAGTTCTCTTGTCTACATTAATCAATGTTAAGCATATCCATGCTATGGCTCCAGTTGTTGAAGTCACAATAACACCTGTAATTATTTGTTTTATATTTAACATTTCCATCTTCTTCTTGCTTGTCTTAACCTACTATTAGGATTCTTGGCTGCTTTAGGGAACTTTTTCATCTGACCTGCACTTCTTGCACAGAATGACTTTCTTCTTTTTGCAGCTTTACTCCCAGCTTTAACTTTACCAGTAACAGCAGTTTTTAATTTACTGCCTGGATTTTCTCTTCGATAACGAGCAACCCCAGCCTTTGTCATTCCCGCCCCAGACTTAGTAGAGCGAAAATACTTTTTGGTCTTAGGAGGTTGCTTGTCTCTTGTTCTAGCCATTACGATAAGAATATAGTGAGCTTGTTACCACTGCCAGTAAAGGCAGACAGATATGCACCACTCTCTGCTAATATACCATTATCTGGAATATTAAGAGTGTGTAATCCAGTTGGAAAACTTTGCACTATCAAGTTACTTCCACCATTACCATCTGTTATAGTAAGAGCACCCGCAGAATTACCAAATACCACTATTTGTCTTATTCTTGATCGAGCAGGTCCTATGATAGCAGCAGCATCTCCTTGATCTACATTAAAGGCTTTTACGTCAGATCTTGTTCCAGCCATTTATATCTCCTATTATTGGTCAGCGAAAGCTGGAGCAGTCGTTGATGTAGCGTTACCAAAAATCTGATAATTGGTTGTATTTAAACCCATGATGGTAACATCAAATCCAGCAGGAACATTAAATTGT